AAGCTAGAGATGCTGGCGAAACTAAGCAAGTGGTTGACACCACAAAACTTGACCAATGGTTAGAAACTAATGCGCCTGAAGCTATTTCTGTTTCTGAAATTAATACCATTGGGGCGAAATTAGAACAACTTAAAAAACTCAAAAATGGACAAGTTACTGTTGATGATTTGGAAAACTTATACAAAGTTGCGGGTGAAATGGGAGAGCCAGGCAAATCATCTGGGAAAAAAATGAAAGAAGTAAAAAATCTTATTAACGAGATGACCGATGGCGCTGGTGGTGATTTGTACCGCGCCGCTAGAGCGCAACGTGCAGAGCTTGGCAGAGAATTTGAAAATACCTACCGCGTGGCTAAATTGCTTGGCACTAAAGGCGGCTACGCAGACCGCGCCGTGGCGTTAGATGATGTGTTTTCTCACGTTGTCTTAGATGGCAGTTTGGAAGAAATGCGAACAGTCACCAAATTGCTGAAAAAAGGTGGCCCAGATGGTCAACAGGCTTATGCTGAACTACAAGGCCAAACTGTTCAATATCTGAAAGACCAGCTCACCAAGAACGCAAGTGGTCAGTTATCATTTGCCAAGCTAAAAACGGCAATAGACACGTTAGACCGAGAAGAAAAACTCACTTATATGTTTGGCAAACAAGGTCGCCAGACATTGATGGATGTAAGAGACACTATAGAAAATGCTTTGATCAAGCCAGAGGGCGCGGTTAATTACTCAAATACTGGCAGCGTGGTGGCAAGATTGCTGGACAAAATGGCAGCGATTAAATTTCCATTGGCAAAATCTGCATCTGATGTTGTCAAAAATCGAGAAATCACCAAACAAGTGGAAGAATCCACAAAATACAATGCACTTGCTGATGCTTTGAAAGGTAAAAAATGAGTTATCTTTATATTCCTTTTTCATGGAGGTGGTTACTGTGAGTTACAACGGCAGCGGAACATTCCAAATAAACACTTCTGGGCAACCAGTAGTCGCAGGCACGGTCATATCCTCGACCGCCTTTAACGCCCTTACAGCGGACTTGGCAACAGGTCTGTCCACGGCTATCACAAAGGACGGTCAGACCACCGCAACGGCTCGCATACCGTTTGCACAGGGCATTTCATCCACGCTAACCACAGACTCCTCTAGCGTCTCTACAGGGTCAATCATTACTGCGGGTGGTGTGGGTATAGCCAAAGCGCTGTATGTGGGTACAAACGCCAATGTGGCGGGTACTCTTGGCGTTACCGGCGTTGCTACATTTAGCGCTGCGCCCATTTACTCTAGCTTGACCGCCTCAAGTGCGGTGGCAACAGATGCGTCTAAAGCATTGGTAAGCGTTACAAACACAGGCACAGGCAACAACGTGCTGGCGACTAGTCCGACCTTGGTAACGCCTATCCTTGGAACGCCACAAAGCGGCACATTGACTAATTGCACAGATTTACCCACTACGGCGTTAACTGGAGCAATCACTGAGGCTAATGGCGGTACAGGCACAACCACTGGCTACTACGCTTTCAAGAACCGCATCATCAATGGTGCGATGGTTATTGACCAGCGGAATGCGGGGGCTGAGGTGAACCCTGCTGCTAATGGTGTGTATTATCTAGATAGATGGCAAGTAACATCTTCTGCGGCAAGTAAATTCAAAATTGGTCAAAACGCTGGCGCAGTAACACCACCAACTGGGTACATCAACTATCTTGGATGCACTTCTCTTTCAGCGTATACAGTTGGTTCAGGAGAGGCATTTACAGTAAGACAAAAAATTGAAGGATTAAATGTTGCTGACTTGGCTTGGGGAACTGCATCAGCCGCAACAGTTACTTTTTCATTTTGGGTTTACTCAAGCCTAACTGGAACTTTTGGTGGGGCGATCAAAAACTCAGCAGAAAACAGGTCTTATCCTTTTTCTTACACTATATCCGCAGCAAATACTTGGGAACAAAAAACTGTAACCATTGCTGGTGACACAACAGGAACTTGGTTGACCACAAATGGCGTTGGGTTAGTCGCGAACTTTTCGCTTGGGGCTGGCGCTACTGTATCTGGAACTGCTGGTGCGTGGGCAGGCACAAACTACTCATCAGCCACAGGCGCAACATCAGTAGTCGCAACATCTGGAGCAACCTTCTACATCACAGGCGTACAGCTAGAAAAAGGCTCAACAGCAACGAGCTTTGACTACAGGCCGTATGGGACTGAGTTGGCTTTGTGTCAGCGGTATTATGAAAAGTCTTATGACACAGAGACTGTTCCAGCAACAGTTACTTCCGTTGGTAGTGCCAACGGCTCAAGACAAACCGGCTCAGGTGTTGCCTATGTCAAACATTCAACAACAAAGCGAACTGCTCCGATTGTTGTTATTTATTCAACAGCCACAGGAGCGTCTGGGCAAGTAAGAAATGCCGCAACAGGGGCTGATGAAGCAGGTGCTGCTGGCAACATTGGGGCTACTGCTTTTAATGTCACCCCAACCACTTCAACCATAAACCAATCTTACTTTTTCCAATGGACTTCATCTTCGGAGTTATAAATGTACAAACTGCAAATAGACCAAAATGTTGTTCAGCGTTTATCTGATACCGCTTTCATTCCTTTTAACCTCGCCAACGCAGACTATCAGGAATACCTGAAGTGGCTTGCAGAGGGCAACGCACCACTACCCGCAGATGAGGAGACAGGTGGTTAAATCTATTTCAACACCTAATTTGCAATATTTATTTGAATACAAAGATGGGCATTTGTATTGGAAAGTTGATGTGGCAAATAATGTAAAGGCTGGATGCAAGGCTGGATGCAAGGCATCTAACGGATACACCTTTATAAAGATTAACAAAGTTCAATATGTGTCGCATCGTTTGATTTATCAACTTTGCAATGGTGCTTTGCCTGATGATATGTACATTGACCACATTAACGGAGATAGGTCTGATAGCCGCATAGAGAACCTAAGACTTTGCAATATGTATCAAAATGCACAAAACAGAAAATTAAACAAAGACAACAAATCTGGATTTAAAAATGTTCACTGGTCTGAAACTCGAAAAAAATGGAAAGTACAACTTAGGGTAAATGGAACAATGAAAAACATCGGGGTTTTTGATGACTTGGAATTGGCTGACCTAGTTGCCACGGAATCTAGGAATAAATATCACGGCAAATTTGCCAATCATGGAGTTTTAACATGACACCAATTGAAGCTCGGGTAGACACGCACGAGGCAGTGTGTGAGCTGCGCTACGAAAGCATAAACGCACGTTTAAAGCGCATTGAGCAGATATTGATAGGGTCATGTGCCGCCATCATTGGTATGCTGTTGACGCTGGTTTTAAAGCTCTAGGAACGTGAAATCGAGCCGATCACGCTGGCGCTTGCTGCAATAGCTGGAATTAAGCAGGGCGTGGCTCTGTACAAGGATGCCAAAGCCGCAGGAACAGACCTTTACAAGATTACCAAAGAGATTTCTGGTTTTATTGGGCAATTTTTTGACTCGCACGAAGAAATAAAAAAAGAAGTTAAGCGCCAAGAGCTTGACCCACCCAAAACAAAATCCCTCAAAGCCCAGGCATTAGAAAATGTCTTTCACCAGATTGAATTGGAACGGCAGTCAGTAGAATTGCGTGAGTTTTTGATCTACCACACAGACCCAGCGCTTGGTGCAGTCTGGTCAAGGTTTGAGGAAGAATATAAAAAACTAAACGAGGAAAACGAAAAGCAGATTGAACTTGACCGCCAAATGGAGATGCAACGTAAATGGCAACGCAGAAAAAGACTCAACAATCTGCACGACAAGGCGTTAATAATCGCGGCAGTTCTGATAGTTACTATATACCTCCACCTCCTCCTATGGTCGATAAAGCAAATGACAACGGACAAATAGTTTTTTTGATTTCATTGATTGCGGTGATGCTGATTTTGCCGCTGTTCTTATACTTGATGGCATCAATGTATTTTGATATGCTAGTGTTGCAACAAGAAAACAAACAGCATCAGGCTATTATTCGCCGCCTTATTACTCAACTGGAGAATAAAAAATGATTCCCATAGTCGCATCATTGCTTGGCACACTTGCCCAAAACGGCCTTGGCTTGCTATCTAGCGCCATCCAAGCCAAGGGCAAGGAAGTGGTCGAAAACACGTTGGGCGTGAAGATTCCTGACAACCCTACACCAGAGGACGTTTCTAAGCTAAGAGAGCTGCAATACGCACATGAGGAAAGACTGCTTGAGCTGGGCATTGAAAAAGCCAAAATGGAACTAGCCGAGCTTGACCTGTTGGCAAAAGCCGCCCAAAGTGACGCAGACAACGTGACAGACCGTTGGCAAGCGGATATGTCTAGTGATTCATGGCTGTCCAAAAACATACGCCCCATGAGCCTTATAGCCATCTTTATGGGCTATTTCTTGTTTGCCATGATGTCAGCGTATGGCTACAACGCAAATGAAAGCTATGTGACCTTGTTGGGCAATTGGGGGATGTTGATCATGGGCGCTTATTTTGGCGGTCGCACAATTGAAAAACTTGCTGATATGCGAGGTAAAAAATGAGCCTAAGCACCGAACAAGCCGCATTTCTATTGGATGCTTGCAAACTGATCCAGTACGCCACAGAACAGGGTTTTATGGTCACTGGTGGTGAACTATCCCGCACACCAGAACAGCAAGCCATTTACGTCAAAACAGGTCGTTCTAAGACCATGAAATCCATCCACCTAAAACGGTGTGCCATTGACCTAAACTTTTTTAAAGATGGCAAGATCATTTGGGATAAGGCCACCATAGCGCCTTTGGGTGTGTATTGGGAATCTTTAAATGTCAAAAATCGTTGGGGCGGTAATTTTTCCAATCTGGTGGATTGCCCGCACTTTGAGCGTAATGTTTAATCTGCAAAAAAGTGCAGTAAGGCAACGACAACGCCAATGCCAACGATTGCGCCAATGAACAAAATTGCAATGGTGATAATTACTTCTTCCATCGGTCGCATATCTCCTGTACGGTTTTGGTTTTTTTAGGTTTTTTGCATAACTTGCTGATTGACTTTTCTTTTGATTTGCGCTGCATTTGGTAGACATTGAGGGGCGCTGGTGGTAGCAAGTTATAACCACCAACGCCCATCATTGACAAGCACAAAATAACGCGGCTAATCATGTTCGTTTATTGAATAAAACCAATCATCTCCAGCCGTCCACTTGCGTGTGCCATCGACTGAATAAATGGTTTTTGCTGCTTGGAAATCAGGGAACTTGGCTTGATGGATCAGGCTTTGGTCATACCACAGGCATCGGTTGTTTGGTTGGGCGGCAAACTGACCATTGTCTAGGCGTATGAAATTAAAGCTCTTGTGCTCCTCGGCGGTTTCGGTAAAGCCGGTGTCCACATCCATGCCGTCAGCACAAAAGTCTACGGTAAACATATAAGTTCCAAAATGCCATTGCTTATCCTTGCCAAGAAACTTAACGCCAAGGTTACGCAAGCCAATCTTTTCAACAATGGTAAACCTGTAACCCATGCAATCCCACAATTGCAGAATGTCCACAGGTAAGTCACTAGCGCCCTCTTTCCACACATAGGCATGGATGGGTAGTTTGTCGTACAAAGCGCCGTATTCGGTCAATAGCGACTCAATCCTAAACACTTGGCCTCTGATGGCTTTAAGACTGACCCACACGCAAGGCACAAGCTCGCCATGCCCTTTGGTGTGGTTGTATAAAAACTCAGCCTTGATAAAGCACTGTAAGGGCGGTAATGATGCGACAAGGTAGCTCATGTGTTCTTCGCCTCATTCAGTTGCTTGCCTACCCCCATGCCAGCGTCATTCAGCTTAAACAACCACTCGCCATCTGCACCTTGAGTGACTTCAATCAAGCCCATTGCCACACTGCCCAACATGTCGTTGACGTACCTCATGGTGTCGCCGCAATGCTCTAGCCACAAAGGTGCAACCTCCCATAATTTTTCAGGCGTATCTGCTTTGATTGCACTAGCAAGATTGGTTGCTTGTTCTTTGTCCCAGCCGCACTCAACTAGCCAATCAATGCTTTGGGTTATTGGGTTTTCTTTAGTCATATATTTTCCTTTTGTCCTTGCAGGACATAGTGTTTAACAATCTCCAACACACCAAGCACTTCAGCCGCAGATAATTGCTGGTCATACTCCAGCACCACTTTGTAGAGTGCCTCGGCAAACTCCCCGTTGGTCACATAACGTTTATCAAATTCAGGGCGTAAGACTGTCATTGGTTTTTCTCCTGATACTTTGCTTCCACGGCATGAGCAAAGTCAATTAACTCCTCACGGCTCCACCCTATGCAAGCGGATGGTTGAGAATTCCACATGATGTGATACAACTTTTCACTTGTGCCACCCCGACAATAGGAAAAGCGTCCAGCGTCTTGTATTTCCTCATCAGTCAGCCCTACCCATGTGCGCTGTGTGAACAATGGAATGCGGTCTATATTCGCAACAGTCGGGGTATGCCATTTGATCGGTTCTGCAAATTCTAGTGTGCGCTTTTCGACATTGATGTATGCAATTGGTTCTTGTGTCATATCAACTCCCGCTGAACAGGCGTAAATTGCCATTCACGCTCTGCCCTGCCAGACTTTGATTTGGTGGTGTGTCCAGTTAGCTCAACCATGCCAAGCCTTGCCATTTCAGGTAAGCGCCTTGCCACTTGATTGCTATCCAGCCCAATCAAATAGGAAATGCCGTCTTTGCCTAATGGCCCAAACCGTTCAAGACAATGTGCAATCAATTTAAAGTGCAAGTCACCAGATTTAAACTGGTCGGCTGCGGCATGGCTGGTCACTGGATCAAGTGACCGTGCGCGTTTAAAAAGGGATGTCATCTCTAGCTCCTGTATTTGTCTTTTCCTCCAAGTCATAGCAATTTGCCCATCCTGTCCATCCACCATCTGCCAAAGGTATGGTGTCTAACTTAATTTTAAAATTTTCACCGTCCTCAAACAGACTGCCAATGGTCTGGTAGCGTTTCTTTTCAGCGCCGTCTTTGTTGGTGTATGTGCCAGTGATGACAACGATGTTTTTGATTTTCTTCATGGGAGGCTTTCTAATTGTTGGATTTTTAGGTCTACATCACCCAAAAATTGGATGACTGAATTCTCAAGCAGATTAACCATTTCGGGGTCATAGTTAATGCGCTTGATGAATAGCTGATGTCTCTCGGGCAACCGAGGATCAAATGAAACAAAGTCGCACCAAGGGCGGTCGGCACAGGCCATTTGCCACATCATTTGCGTGATGTACTTCTCGGGTACTTTTCTGTCCAACAAGGTCTGGATATGCGTAGCGGTGTTTGGGCATTTGATCTCCACCATACCCTCATTTGCTAGACCGTCTGGGGACGCACCAGACATTGTGATCCAAGGGTGGTCTATAAACCCCACCTCGGTTACTAAGATGTCCATTCTGGCCTCATACGCGGCTCTGGCAAACGGCTCGGTGTCTGTGCCATGTTGCATGGCTGCGTTGCTGTAAGACTCGGCAGGCTTGCCGGTCATACGCTCACAAACCAATTGGGCAAGGTAATTCTCACGACTGGCGCTTGGCCCTGATTTAGTCTTGGCAATAATGTCTGCCACCCTGCTAGCGGTTACCTTACCGCATCTGGCGGCAAACCATTCTTCTGTGCGCTGTTCCATTATTCGCTCCTTGTTTTAAGCATTGCGTCTGCTAGGCTGTAAGCGTGTTCTGCAACAACTAAATCATTTGGAGGATAAATATTTCTTTCTATCCAACCAGATATAAATGCTTCCATAGCTTTTGCCGCAAAATAGTCACGCACTGTGATGCCATCGTCGCTCCGCAAATGCGGGTTTGGAAATGCTTTTTCGTTGTTCATTTGCCCTCCAGCATGGCTTTTTTAGCGTCCTTTTTGGCAATGACCTTAGCCTGCCATGCCTGCTCGCCGTTTGTCGCCTTGTACGCCGTTTTGTAGGCTTCCTGAAGCTCTTTAAGCGTAGAAACTTCATCCATTGCCGCCATCAGGTCAAGGATTTGGTTTTCGTTAACCGTGGATTTAATCTCAGTCTTACGGCTGGCGCTGTTGCCATCGTCATCCTCTGGGGCAATACCGCAGGCAGCCATCAAAGAATAGCGTCTGGCGTAGGTCAAGGCAGACCCGTAACCCTGTGGGTCTTGTTTGCTGGCGGGAACGTGGAGAATGCCGCATTCCAGCATTTCACCTGATTCATGCACAAACATGGTTTCCACCATTACGCCGTTGTCGCAGTCATAGCATTTCTGGATCAAAGCTATATTGTTGTCGTTTAAGCCTGCAATGACCGCCTCTACGCAAGCGGCAAGGTCTGCATAGCGCGACTTGAAATGCGGGTTAGTGGAAGATTTGAGGGCAGGGCCAAAGGCTTTTTGTGCTTTGACCAGCGCGGTTGCAATTTGTTTCATGTTGTCTCGTTCATAAAATTTTGGGCCACAGGTGACATCCACCAGTGTTTCGGCGGTAAAACCATTGATCTTGCGTTTACCGTAAATTGTGATGGCTCGGAGGCCATTCTTTTCGCACTGCTTGATTGCGTCTATCACCTCATTTCTGCCCATTGGCTGGATTTGTTTATCCATGATCAGCTCTTGTTCGGTTAGTTTTGTTTCGGTAAAGTGGCTGCAACCCACTAACGCCAGTAGTAAAAATGCGTATTTCATTACGGTCTCCAAACAAAAAGGTCAAACAAAACTACCACAATAGCAACTACCGATACGATCCAAAGAGCAACTTGCGCCCAATCGGTGGGTTTTTTGTATTTTTCAATATCAAACATAGTCGTTCCTTTCAATCAAAGGCGCATATTCGCGCTCGAGCTGGGCAATCACGGTATCGGCAAGGATGTTGTAAAGGTCAACTTGACCAAGATAGCAGTGCCACAAGTTGCCGCTGACAGGGCAAAAATAGCAATCCATCATTTCGGTCATGTCAAAGTGCTTGACTTGCAGATGCTCTAAACCGCTTCTGACCATGATGCGGGCATCGTTAAAAGGTAATGTTTCGATGTGTTTCATATTTACTCCTAAAAGACCCTATGCGAAATTGCTGGGGCATGGGTGCATTGTTAAGGTAAATTAACAACCATGCAAGCACTTTATTTAATTCCTGACTGTTTTGTGGGGATTTTGTTGTTTAGATGCCTTAACATAGAATTACCGCATGACAAAACAGCAATTAGTTCAGTTGGCAGGATCACAAAGTGAGCTTGCAAAGATTCTTGGCATTAGTCGAGTGGCGGTGTGTTTGTGGAAAGCTGTGCCAGAACTGCGATTGCGCCAGTTGAAAGATTTGCGACCACAGTGGTTTGTATTGGATTAAAATGTGGACTTGGCTACCCTTAGCGGGGGAAAAGGCGATTCGTTACCGCCCTGCCACAGTCTCTTTGTAACGGCGACCGACAACGTGAGGTTTATATGCACTACTACCAATTCAATATTGGTGACTATCTCAGTCACACAAAGCATCTTGATTTAATGGAAGATTTGGCTTATCGCCGACTTCTTGACCTCTATTATTTACATGAACGACCGTTGAACAGCGGTATAGCGTCTGTTGCACGGCAAATCGGTATGCGTGACCATGAGACAGAGGTCAAAACTGTGCTTGAGGAGTTTTTTAACCTGTCTGATGATGGGTGGATAAACCATCGGGCAGACAAAGAAATTAAGCATTTCCACAGCAAAATTGATCAGGCATCAAGGGCTGGTAAGGCATCTGCTGAACGGAGGATGAGCGCACGTTCAACGGACGTTCAACTAACCAATAACCAAGAACCAATAACCAATAACCAATTAAAACCCTCTATATGTCCACCTGACGGTGAACTTGAATCAGCAAAAAAGTTACCTGGCTGTGACCACAAGGCAGTCATTGAGCTGTACCACCAGAATCTGCCCACAATGCGGAGGGTGGAGGTTTGGAACGAAACAAGGGCTGGTTATTTACGGCAACGATGGCGGGAGGTGGCGGCAGAGCTGGCGCAAGCGCAAGACATCACCGCATCTGATGTGCTTAACTGGTGGGGAGAGTTTTTCAAATCTGTTGGTAAATCCAGATTTTTGACCGGCAGGGTTAACAGCAAAGATGGTCGGGCTTTTGTTGCCGATTTGGAATGGATACTAAAACCAAGCAATTTTGCAAAAATCGTAGAGGGCAAATATCATGGCAATAACTAAATTCACAAACCAAAAAGACGATTCTTTTGATGACACACAGCGTTTAATGTGTTCTGTCCAAGGTTGCCTAAATCGATGGTCAGTTAACTCTGATGGCGAAAAACCCAAGTGCTCAAAGCACCAATGGAATAAAACTGAGAAAAAGACACCCGCCAAAAGTTGGCACGATGTCGGGGAGGAATTTTGAATGAGCTGGCTCTTTTCGCAGGCGCTGGTGGAGGAATACTTGGGGGCAAGCTCCTTGGATGGCGAACAGTTTGCGCCGTTGAATGGGAAGCCTACCCAGCAAGCGTACTTGTTGCAAGACAAAATGACGGTCTTCTCCCGCCTTTCCCGATTTGGGATGACGTTCAGACCTTTGACGGAAAACCTTGGCGAGGAATTGTTGACGTTGTATCTGGCGGATTTCCATGCCAGGACATCTCAGTCGCAGGAAAGGGAGATGGACTTGACGGAGAACGATCAGGAATGTGGCGAGAAATGGCACGGATTATTGGCGAGGTTCAGCCACGATATGCATTCGTGGAGAACAGTCCAATGCTCGTTACTAGGGGACTTGAACGAGTCCTTGCAGACCTTACCGCAATGGGGTATGACTCGCGGTGGGGAGTTATATCTGCTGCCGACATTGGTGCAAAACATAAGCGAGAACGAATTTGGATTGTGGCTAACTCCAACAGCTACAAACATATCGGGCAGAAGTCAGGAATCAATGGAACACAGAATCAAATGGAGAGAAAATTCTGGACGGAAAACAGTTCCACCTGGCAATCTAGCGGAACAAATAATGTTGTCGGGGGAGACTCCATGTGTGGACATGAAGAAACCCACAATGTGGGGGACTCCAAAGGCACAGGATTCACGCCATGCTTTGAGGGACAGAGGCAAGGGCAATCTTGGGGAGCAAGTATCGGGTCTCCACAATGGTGGGAAACTGAGCCCCCTGTGGACAGAGTGGTTGATGGGATGGTGGATCGGGTGGACAGACTTAAAGCCATTGGAAATGGACAAGTTCCATTGTGTGCAGCAACAGCATGGAGAATCCTAAGTGAACCATGAGCACAGACAAGTCGCCAACAGCATCCTCTCTCGACTTAAAGACGGGGAACAATTTAGCCAATCTGTCATCCGAACAGCGCTTAGAGATACAGGAGACCTTGCGGACGATGGAAGCGAGGGATTGGATCAATCGCTACAAAAGAAAAATCAAGGCAGTTGGCAAGAGAGAAGCCTACGTTTGGTGGCTAAAAACGATTGAAGACATTGAAAAACGCCGAGGCAAAGCTGAAGCTGACGACCTACGCAGGAGAATGAACAATGAGGGCGGCAAAAATTGATGCAAATCAAGAGGCGGTGGTCACGGCGCTACGAACGGCTGGCGCTACGGTTCAGTCTCTTGCTGGTGTTGGCAAGGGTGTTCCTGATTTGCTGGTGGGTTATAAAGGTCAGACCCTGCTATTTGAAGTTAAGGACGGCTTTAAACCGCCGTCTGCGCGACTTTTGACTGAAGACCAGCTAAGGTGGCATGGCGTGTGGAAAGGGGGCGCATTGGCGGTTGTAGACAGCCCTGATGCGGCTTTAAGAATGATTGGGGTGATTAAGTGAGAAGCCTTGAGCAAAACCGGCTGATGTGGGCAAACCTTGAGGACATTGCCCAGCAAGTGGTCTGGTACGGTCAAAAGCTACACAAAGAGGAATGGAAAGATGTGCTGACTGCTGCGCTGAAAAAGCAAAAGATCGTTCCCGGCATCGAGGGCGGCTTTGTGGTCATTGGCGCAAGGACAAGCAAAATGACCGTGGCTGAAATGAACGAGGTCATTGAGCTGTCAACCATGTTTGGCGCACAGCAGGGCGTTAAGTTTCGGGCTTTAGAGGAATAAAAAAGGGGATCGGCACAAGGCCGACCCAAAATAATCACCGCAAGCATTTAAAACGGCAATCAAAAAGAAGTGTACTCATGTTTCAAAAACACAGTTATGTAAGGTCAAAAAAGCTACTCAAGCTGGTGGCAGGGCTTGATTGCCAAGCCTGCGGGTCAGGCCAGATGGTGCAGGTTGCACACACAAACTGGGGTGGTGGCAAAGGCAGGGGGGTCAAGGCTGACGATAATTTGGTGGCTGCGCTGTGCCTGAAATGCCATTATGAAATTGACCAAGGCAAAGACATGAGCAAAGAGGAACGTCAAGAAATGTGGGAACAGGCGCACATTGCCACGGTAAAAAAACTGTACATCCAAGGCTTATGGCCTGTTGACGTACCCATTCCAGCGTTTACAATTGAGCCGCAGTTGTCTTCTTTGCAGGGGCATTGACCCCTGCTTTTTTTAGGGTAGATATGAAAAAAGACGTTGCCGACTTTATTTCCACGCTGTTTCACAGCTCTACGGTGACGCATTTCATGCACCTGAGCACCGATTCATACGCTGTACACAAGGCTTTGGGTAAATACTACCCTGCCATTGTTGACTTAGCTGACAACTACGCAGAAGCGTATTCTGGCTGTTACGAAAAGATCAAGGACTTTCCTGAGAACTTTCACAACGCCAAAGACCCTGTTAAGTATTTGACCAGCATAAAAACCTACATTGAGAAAAACCGCGAAGCCTTGCCAGACGATAGCCATTTGCAAAACATTGTGGATGAGATCGCTGCGCTGGTGGACAGCACAATCTATCTACTGTCATTAAAATGATCAGGATATTTGCTGGCTACGACCCAAGGGAGGCCATTGGCTACCATGTGTTCTGCCAGAGCCTGATTGAGCGCACCAGCGAGCCAGTTGCAATAACACCGTTATACGGTACACAGCGGGACGGCACAAACGCATTTACCTACCAACGGTTTTTAGTACCCTACTTCACCAAATTCACCGGCAGGGCAATATTCATGGATGCCAGCGATATGCTGATGCTGTCCAACATTGATGACCTGAGCAAGCTGTTTGACCCAACCAAGGCGGTGCAGGTGGTCAAGCATGACTACCAGACCAAGCACCCAAGGAAATATATCGGCACACCGATGGAAGCGGCGAATCGGGACTATCCCCGAAAGAACTGGTCAAGTTTAATACTTTGGAATTGTGATCACATGAGAAACAGGGTATTAACACCTGAGTTTGTGGATGACCACAGCGGCTCAGACTTACACCGATTCGGTTGGTTGCCCGATTCACTTATCGGTGAGCTACCGAAAGATTGGAACGTACTGATTGGCGAGCAAGACAACAAGAACGCCAAGATAGCGCACTACACGCTGGGTATACCTGAGTTTGAGCATTACCAAGATTGCGACTTCAGCAAGCAATGGCATAACACCAAAAGCAGAATGCTTAACGGCTTGATCAAAATGAAAGAGGTAGCCAATGCCTGATTACAGTTTGTTAGCCCAAGCCCTTAGCCGTGAGCCTGGCTTGTCTGGCGCAAGGTATTTAGAATCTGGTCAAAACATGACTGAGGGTTCATTAAAGGGCAAAGGGTACTTTGGTGAGATACCTGTAAACCAAGGCGGCGCAATGACTGAGTTTTCGAGCGCCTTTGAGCAAGACGGCAAAATGGTGTCACACCCATTGTTAGTGCCAACCCTTAACAAACAGGAGATTGACCTGTTGAAGATGGGAATAGAGCCAACGCCTGAGATATACAAAAAAGCACAGGACTATGCCCAAAAACGTATTGGCGCAGGTCAAAGCCCATTTGCAACCCCGCAGGAATTGCGGTATCCAATGCCTACCGAATGAAAATTACCCAGAAAAAGGTTGACAGCCTAATACCCTATATCAACAACAGCCGCACCCACAGCGATGAGCAAGTGGCACAAATAGCGGCAAGCATTAAAGAGTTTGGCTGGACTAACCCAATATTAGTGGATGGGGACAACAGCATCATTGCAGGCCACGGCAGGCTATTAGCGGCAAGGAAGCTAGGCTACAAGGAAGTACCCACCATAGAGCTGTCAGACTTAACAGAAACCCAAAAAAAAGCTTACATCATTGCCGACAACCGTTTGGCGCTTAACGCTGGTTGGGACAACGAGCTGCTAACCATTGAGCTTAACGACTTGCTGGCAGACGGCTTTGCGCTGGAATTGCTGGGCTTTGACCCCAAAGAGTTGGACGCATTACTTGAGCCAGAAGTGGTCGAGGGCTTAACAGACGAGGACGCTGTTCCTGACGTTCCTGATGAGCCAGCCACCAAACTGGGCGACATTTACCAGTTGGGTAACCACAGACTAATGTGTGGCGACAGCACCAGTGTGGATGCGGTACAAGAATTGTTAATGGGACAACGTGCGGACATGGTATTTACTGACCCGCCTTACAACGTTGCATTTAACGGTAGAAGCGGCAAGTTCGATGTAATTAAAAATGACGATTTGCCAGAAGATCAATTTGCAGAATTTATAAAAGATTGGCTGCAAACCTTTGAGGCATTTAGACCCAACAGCTATTACATTTGCTGCAATTGGGCGTTTTATGGCATTTTGCAAACAGCATTAAAGCCAAAAGCCTGCATTGTTTGGGCAAAAAATGTGTTTGGTTTAGGCCGTGGGTACAGGCATCAGCATGAATTCATTATGTTTGATGGCCTAATTGACCCAAGCATTAAAAACGAATCTGATTTGTGGAACATTGCCAAAGACACCAAATATGTCCACCCTACACAAAAGCCAACAGCGTTAAGTGAACGTGCAATTAAAAACAGCACCAAGGCAAACAATATTGTGTTGGATTATTTTGGGGGTAGCGGTAGCACATTGATTGCGTGTGAAAAGCAAAACCGCCATGCCAGACTGATGGAGTTAGACCCCAAGTATTGCGATGTTATAGTTAAACGGTGGGAAGACTTTACAGGCAAAAAAGCCGTATTGTTGTTAGAATCCACCGTAACAGCTTAACGAGTTCCCCTATATAAAAGATGGCACTAATTCCTCAAAAGGCTCATAAGCCAACCGATGAGACCCGCAGGATGGTTGAAAGCACCAGCGGATTAGGCTTGCCGCATGAGCAAATAGCCATTCTTGTGGGTATAGACGACAAGACCCTACGCAAGTATTACCGCGCCGAGTTGGACTTGGGTAAGGCCAAAGCCAATGGGCAGATAGCCAAAACCTTGTTTGGTAAAGCCACAGGGGGCGACACTACCGCCTTGATCTGGTGGACAAAGACGCAGATGCGCTGGGCTGAAACCGTTAAGCAAGAAATCACAGGCGCAGAGGGTCAAGACTTGGTGATCAAGTGGGCAGCAGGGAAATAATACTGCCGTATAGCCCGCGAGAGGCATTTATGCCTTTCCACAATAGAACAGAACGCTGGTCGTGTTTGGTTGCCCACCGTAGGGCTGGCAAGACCGTGGCGGCAATCAACGACCTAATTAAGCGAGCCATCACCGAGGGGCACAGAGGGGCGCAATACGCTTATATAGCCCCATTTCGCAGCCAAGCTAAACGAGTGGCGTGGGACTATATTAAGCATTATGCCGCGCCAATCACTAAAACCACCAATGAATCAGATTTGGCGGTAGAGCTGCTTAACGGCGCAAAGATTATGCTGTTCGGCTCAGACAACGCAGATGCCATGCGAGGCTTAGGATTTAACGGCGTATACCTTGACGAATACGGTGACTTTAAGCCCAGCGTGTGGGGTAACGTCATTCGACCCACATTGTCAGACCGGCTTGGTTGGGCGGTCTTTGGTGGTACGCCAAAGGGCAAGAATCAGTTTCACGATATTTACAAGGTCAGCCAAAACGTGCCTGATTGGTTTCTGTTAAGGCTACCAGCAAGCGTGTCCCAAATACTGCCAGACTCAGAATTACAAGCAGCTCGGTCACAGTTAAGCCAAGACCAGTACGACCAAGAGTATGAGTGCAGCTTTGATGCCGCCTTGTTGGGGGCGTTTTACGGTCAAGAAATGCGTTTGGCTGACGATGAGGGCAGAATATGTGAGCTACCGTTTGAGCCAGAAGCGCCGGTCTACACCGCATGGGACTTAG